TCGACGGCTGGTCAGGTTCGTTCGACGTAGAGCGCCAGGACGCCACGCTCGACAACTACTTCGCGCAACTCGAAGCGGGCTATTACGCAGGCGTGAACGAAGCCCCCGCGCAGATCTACGAAACGATCCAGGAAGCCAATGGCTCGGTCTCGCAGTTCCGCTATGACGGTGTGCTCATGACGCTGGCCGATGCCGGCAACCGCGCGGGCGATGCCACCATCAAGCAATCCGTCAACTTCGTGGCCTCGCGCCGCATCAAGGTGTCCTGATGACCAACGTGACCATCACTCCGTCTGAACAGATCATCAAGGCCGCCGCGAAAGAAGCGGTGGTCGACGATGCACTGGGCCGCAAGATCACGCTGCGCAAACCGAGCCCGCTTGCGAACCTCGACTTTGCCAAGGCCGCGGGCGGCAGCGAGCTGAACATGCTCTACCTGGCCGAGGTCGCGCACCTGAAGTTCGTCTGCGCCATCGATGGTGATCCGGTGCCGACGCCTGCCTCGGAAGCCCAGTTGCGTGCGCTGTATCAACGCCTGGGCGACGAAGGCAATGAAGCCGCGCAGCGCGGTGTGGCGGCCACCTTCCTCAACGTTGCCACGTCGGAGTCCGAGCTAAAAAACTCCTGACGAACGGCCCGTTTCACGAGGCAATGTGGCTCGTGCATAACGGTGTTCCGTTCGACGTGGCGTTTTCACTGGACGACACCATGCGGCAGGCGATGGCCATCAAATGCAGCGAATTCCACGGCGCGGAGTTCGACCTGAAGACGATGTCTTTCAAGGAGCGCGAATGAACCTCTCGCTAGCAGAGATGGCGCGTCGCCTGACCGAGCTGGAGGCGCGGGTGCCTGCTGCGTTGTCGCAGGGGCTGGCCGCAGCCGCTGCGGCAATGGAGCAGGCGGCCCGCGCCAAGGCGGTGGAGAGCGCAGCGGCCGCTGGTATCACCGAGGCGGCGCGCGTGAATGCGCTGCGTGATTCCATTGGCCACACGGTCAAGGGGTTGGAAGCGGCCATCGGCTCCAACGCCGCCCAGGCTGTCGTTCAGGAGCTTGGCACTGCGCAGACGCCACCGCATCCGTTTCTGGGTGCGGTGGCGAATGAGCAGGCCGACGTGGTGCAAAAGAGCGTGGGCGACGCGGTGACGGCGGTGCTGGAGGGCCGCCCGATCAACTCCACCGCAAGCGCGCACACGTGAGATCGGTGGCCCAAGCGGACGAAGGAGAGACGAACAAGGATTCCTATGAGCCTCGATGCTTACAAGATTGGGATACAGATTGCGTTGGTGGATAACGTTTCGCGCGGGTTGGCGACCCTGGCGGGGCATTTCAACCGACTTAACCTTGATGCAGATGCGCTGAAAGCGCGGCTCGACAAGATCGGCAAGATGATTGATGCCGGAGGTGTGCTGTCCGGTGCCGGTGCCAAGGGCTTCAAGATGTTTGAAGGCCCATTGGATGCAGCCAAGCAGTATCAGACTGAGCTTCAGCGTTTCAGCCAAGTCATGCCGGGCGACGCGATGGCGTCCCAAGCAGACAAGTTCGCCAAGAGCCTGAATGTCATGGGGCAATCGTCCCTCGATAATTTGAAGCTTTTGCGTGAAACCACAGCGGTGCTTGATAACTTTGACCAAGCAAAGCAAGTGACGCCGCAACTCGCGCAAGCGAAGTCCGGTGTGATGTCGGTCATGGGGGCTGAAGCAGGTAGCAAGTTTGAAGAGAGCGCTCTGTCAGCTCTCAAGACCACACAACTGCGTAGTGCCATCACGAACCCGAACACCGGATTGATCGCCCCGCAGAAGGTGACGGGCGTGTTGGACGCGATGCGTCAGACCTACGTCGCTACGGAAGGAAAAGCGACCTCGGACGACTACATCAAGTCGATCGGGTCATCGAAAAATTTGGGGGCGCTTTCGAGTACGTCTGGTGCGGGAAAACCAAGCATGCAGGCTTTGGAACTGGAGTATCAGGCCAAGCTTGCCAATCTGCAGCTGACGCTGGGCGAACACATTTTGCCAGTGGCGATTGCCGGTTTGGAGAAGCTCAACGCGTTGCTCCAGAGCGTGACGGAGTTCGCGAAAGAGCATCCCACATTGACGAAGGTTTTTCTCGGATTGGCTGCTGTGGTGGCAGGCGCGGCCGTAGGGGCCGGCGTTGTCTTGCAGTTTGGCGCGGCAATCAGCGCATTGGGCGTGATTTTCCCAGCGACCATGTCGGTGATCGGCATGGTAATGGCGACGATCGGCGCGGGTCTCGGCGCAGCAATGACCGCGGCAATGGGCGCGATCAGCGCAGTCGCGTTGCCACTCACGTTGGTGCTCGCTGCTGTCGCTGGGTGGGCGATCTTGATCTACAAAAACTGGAACGAGATCAAGCCAAGATTGCTTGGGGCCTTCGAGCTGTTGAAGCAGGGAGCCCAGTGGGTTTGGGCACAGTTGCTATCGATCTTTGAGCGGGGCAAGGCCGCCGCAGCGGCAATCGTGGCACGTGTGCAGCCGATTCTTGACAGGATCAAAGCCGTCGTTGCGATGCTCTGGGAAGGTGTGGCGCCGATTTTCGAGAAGATCAAAAGTGGAGTCCAGGAGGCGTGGGATGCAATGAGCCGAATCGCGGCAATACCGATCACCTTTATCCGGACGTTCATACAAAACGTAGCGGAGGAGCTTCGCGCCTTCGCGCAACGATTCAATCTTGGAGGTGTTGTTGGCCAGATCGACAAGGCGCTCAAGGATGCATATACGGATTCCGTTGCGCGAGACCACGCTGCCTCGTATTCGAATGAGGGGCATAACCGTGGTCCTGTCAGTAACGCCGTTAAGCCCGCTGATTCAAAGCCGGTTGTTCTCAAAGGCGATGTGACCATGGATGGCCGCGCTGTCGGGCAGGTGGTGTGGAAGCATGCCGACAACCAATTGGGGCGCCCACTCACGGGTTCCAGCAACTTCAACACCGGTATGCATCCCATGCCATCTTCGATCTAATCAACCATGCCCGACTTTGCACTCAAACTCGGGAGCTTCCAGTTCAAGGATCTGGAGGTGCCCGAAACCATCCCATTTGGTGGAACGCAGAAACTCGCCCTGCATGACCTGGTGGGCGGCACGCGCGTGATCGATTCGATGGGCGCGTTTTGTGGCCCAGTTGAATGGTCCGGCTGGTTGCTCGGCGAGAGCGCCGTGGCGCGTGCGCGCGAGCTGGACGACCTGCGCGCTCGCGGATCGAAACTCGAACTCCGGTGGTCCGAGATCTGCTACATCGTCGTCATCCGCGAATTTCGCGCGGATTTCCAGCGCGCTTACAAGATTCCGTACAAGATCTCGTGCGAGGTGTCGAGCGATATGTCCAAGTACACGATGCCAGATGAAGGCACCGGTATCGATGGCCTGGTCAAGAGCGACGCCGCTGCCATGAGCGAAATGGCCAGCACCATCGGAGACAGCAAGCTATCCAGCTTGATCGACTCGGCCAACTTGGCCATCGACACCGTGTCCAGCTTTGCCAACGCTGCGCAGTCCACGCTCAGCAACGTGCTGCAGAAGGTGACGGCCGTGCGGGACCGTGCGCAGACATTGGTTGCATCCGCCAACAGCGAGTTGATGAAGGTGGCCACGCTGGGCGGCATCCTGCCAAACAATCCGGTGGCGCTGCAGGTGGCGAAGCTCAACGGCCAGATCAACTCGGCGCTGAGCTTGCCCGTGCTGGTTCAGCTCGATCGCGTGGCGGGCCGCGTGCAGACGAATATCGCGTCGGTCTACAAGAGCGCCAAGCATGTGGTGACAGCCGGTGGTGACCTGATGAAGCTTGCCGCCAAGGAGTACGACGACGCGATGGCGTGGACGAGCCTCGCCAAGGCCAACCCCGAGCTGTTGTGGGACCCGCTGGTGCAAGGCGTCAAAACCCTGATCGTGCCGCCCCACAAAGACACGGCCGGTGGTTTGCCGAATCCATAGCGCATAGCGCACCGTTCTCATCAACCGGACAGCCCCGCCATGCGGGGCTTTTTTCTTATGAGCCTGAACAAGCTACCCGTGATACCCGATGTGCGGCAGCCCCGCACGATCGTGAAGGTGGGCGGCGAACGCGTGCCCGCGTGTGTGAGCTGGTCGGTCCTGAGCAACTCGTATGAGCAGGCGGATACGTTCCAGATCACGCTGGCGGCGAGCGCTTTGCCGCCCGATCGCGATGCGAACTGGTTTTCCAGCCAGCTGGCGCTAGAGGTCGAGATCTTTGCAGGCTTTCCGCCGAATCCGCTGCAGTACGACGAGACCGCGCTGCAAAGCCTGATCTATGGTCGCGTGGATAGTGTCGAGTTGGACCCGGTGTCCGCACAACTGACGCTGAGCGGCCGGGATCTGACGGCGCTGTTTATCGACGCGCAGGTCACGCTGCAGTTTCAGAATATGACGGCGTCGAAGGTTGCGAAAAAGCTGGCCGCGGCACACGGCTTGCAAGTCATCGGCCCTGAGACGAAGCGGCT